TGAAATCCGTGAGGGGTACGCGTGGGATGAATCATCATTAATTACTACAGGAGTTACCGATACGAATTATAGAGTAGCAATTACGACAGAACGTGCATATAAGTTCTTTGTTAAAGCTAAAAATTCAAGCGGTTATTACTCACAAAATCCGGCAAGAGTAAGTATTGTTGTCACTGAATTAACACCAAAAAACGTTATTTTCACATACGATGAAATTGCACTCGCAAATGGAACGTTTAATAGTACTGAAATAGGAGCTTCACATTGGACATGGCAAAATTACGGTGGTAAGTTCAGTGATTATCCTGATACTAAATTTTCCGAGATTGGCGGTTCTAATGTACTGAAATTGCTTGTTGGTGCAGATGGGAAATATCCCTTCAAGGGTTGGTATTATCCTAAAAATATTGATATCGGAAGTATCATTACATGTTATGTTTCTTGCCTGTTTACTTCTACCGCTACTAAAAAAGGTGGCAGTGCCACATTATATATCAGAACTTCTCAAGATGGTACAAAGTGGACGGACTGGGAAATATTCAAGCCGATACAACGAACGTTCCGATATGTTGGATTTAGAGTTAATCTTGAAACGAAAGATACTAGCAGATCCCCAGAAGTTAATCAATTTACTGTATCTATTGATGTACCTGATACTGATATAGCAATGGCTGCAACGATAGCTAAGGGCGGTACCACAGTTAATTACGGGCATACATTCTTTCAGGTTCCGGTTGTTGTTCCGGCGGCAGTTGGTGAAAATCTACATGCTGAATTGGTAAACAAGGATAAAACATCATGTATACTGAAAATCAAGGACAGGACAAATGCAGATGTAGGTGGCAAGGCTGACATACGAATCAAGGGGTTTTAAGAGGACTGAAAAAAGTTCTCTTTTTTTATTTAGGAGGTATTTTATGGCATACAATGGAAATCTTCCGGCAGATGATGGATATTTATCTGAATTTCCTGCACAGCAAAGAGAGAATCAACGTGCATTAAAAGAAGATAAAATAACAAATGCAGGGAAACTGCAGGGATTAATTCCCGGTAATAATTCTGGACAAATTCCAATTAACAATGGGGCATTAAATATAAATTTAAATGCTGAAAAGTTAAATGGACATGAGGCAAACTATTTTTCTCATGATGGTCACAAACATGAAAAGGCGTCGCCCGAGGGCGACGGTTTTATGTCAGTGGCAGATAAAAAGAAGTTAGATGGTGTACAAGTTGGGGCAGAGGTTAATCAGAACGCATTTTCTAAGATAAAAATCGGTGACAAAGAACTTGTTGCGGCTGTAAAGCAAGCTGTCATTGAATTAATCGCCGGGGATAACATTAAAATTACTCCGGATGCAGATGGTTCGAAAATAACGATAGATATAGCAAACCAAAAAGAAATATTTGATCCCGATAATTACTACACTAAGGACAAGGTAGACGAACGTTATTATCATGAAGGTGTACCCCTGCCAGTAACGTATGATAACGAAGTTAATTTTGCGGGAAATGAAGAAACCATACAGTTCGGCTTTCGTGACCACAATATTAACACATATCGGTTTGGCAACGGCACGCAGGGCGGATTAGCTGCTATTGTCGCAAATGTATTTGATGGTAATTTATGTTCTGGTTCTTTTAATAATACACAACAAATGAATGATTGGTTGCGTCAGCACTATAACGACGAGAACGTTTATGCTTGTCGTGTATACCGCGCCTATGAAATTGTGATTAACGGCAATAAGCAATGGGGAACTGTTTTAATGAGTGCTTATCCAGTGCAGGACGGACGCGCATTAACAATGCAACTGTTTTTTTCTAATTCTAACGGCTTGTTTTATCGTTATTTGAATACACCAGATGAGATAGATAACACAAATAATTGGTACCAGATTGTGGGCACAAACAATGAGAATAAGCTGAAGATTGGCAACAATTACATATGGTTTGCGTGAGGTGGTGTTCATGAGTGTATTTAAACATTTATATTATCAGAAAGAGAACGGGGAAACAGGACAGTGTGATGTATATGATGACCAGAACGAATGTCCAGACCCGCGAACGTATGTCAACGTAGACGGAAGAGATGGCTATGTAAAACTGGGTGAGTTTAATGACCCGCAGGCAAGTCCTTTGCGGTGTTATGTAGCCAGTGCAGGACGGGAATTCGCGATTTTAAAGGTAGCAATTCCCACCGGCAGTTTTACAGTGCAAAATTACAACGGCGCAACTTATGAATGGACATGTCCCCAATTGATCACGAAAATAAAATGTACCTCGGCGGGAGAATGGGATAAATATGTAAATGTCACTCCAGGCACAGTTTATACATTTAGAAGAAATGCTAAAGGCATCGGAAAAGCTTATTGGAAGGTATACGTTGGGAATGATTTTCTTGTTTCTTTGTTTAGAGGAAATGCCCCGCTTATCGTTTCATGGTCACAAGATATTAATAATTCATAAGTAAAGGAGATGTTATTTTGATAATTATAGATCAATCAGTACCTATTATTTCTGCGTACGTTCCACCAGAAGCTGTACAAGATATTATGGGGACAATGTTTTTTACTCTTGCACTGCTATTGACAGATGTCCTTTTACGCATAGCCATTGAATGTGATGGATATATAAAGGCATCTCACAAAAAATATACCGTTTGGAATATCATTACCACATTTTTATGGTATGGATGGGGGGAATTATCCACAAGTAACGGAAAAAAGAAAAGATTTTTAGTAAGTAAAGGATTAAGAAATGCGTTGGTTATGAAAATAACGGTACAATATCCGGCGTTGTTTCTGTTTTCAACTTTGTCATTTCTGCTTCCTGATGTGGTAGTAATGGGGTGGAGATTTGACTTGATGATGTCTTTTGTCTTTGCAATAATACCTGTGGTCTGTGAATTGACATCAATCATTGAAAAACTAAATCTGTTAGATGCGGATTTAGTAAAAATATATGGGGAGTTTAGCAAGTTTGTTAAATCAATAAGAAAGGAATGACGATGGGAACACTGAAAAAACTATATACTAAGCTCGTCAGTTATTTACCGACGATACAGAGGAAATCCCGCCCGTCAATGTGGATTGTTTACATATATGGGGCGGGACTTATTATTTTATTTACTTTCATTATATTTTCTTGGGTTTATGAATTCATAAGAACAGGGAACCCGAACATCCAAGTTTTAATCGATTTTTTCACTAAATATACTGTGGCACAAGTTATTGCGGCATTTACATTTGTTTCTGTGTTTTTGGTTGATAAAAATAATGATGGACGACCAGATGCTGCAGAAAAAGAAGCTAAGAAAGAACTCAAAAAAGATGCACCTAAAATGCCAATGTTACCACCGGAATTTAGAAGAAAGGACTAATCATGACTAAATCAGAACTTGCAAGAGAAATAGCAAAAGGGATTATTACAACAGGAGTTGAAGGGGGGTATGGTGATGTATCATGTTCAACAGCTGGAGATTATCCAAGCATTGGCTGCTCTCAATGGGAAGGTGACCGGGCAAATTTATTGTTAAGTAGAATACCTGGCGGCGATCATTTTTCGTATAGAAGTTATTCAGATATTAAATATTCGGGAGAATTATGGGAGCTAAAAGAATTGCTTGTAAGTGAAGAAGGGCAAAACGTACAATTAAATATGCTTTCTGATGATTGTGAAGAATATGTAGATGAATTATGGAAAGTTGAAGATTTAGATGACACCCGCTGCACAATTTATGCTGGCATATGGTGCCCGACATCTCATTATGTCGTTCGCAGGTTCTTAGAACGGCGTCAGGAACGAGGTTATGATTTACGAGATATTGATGTAATTTATTCATTGTTCAGAAATCAATATGCAGTAGCAGCAAGTTGTGAAGAATATACAGAGGGATATGCGAATAGAGCAGATGTTACTTATAACTATGTGATGTCACTTAATTTATAAAATAAGAACATATGTACCGTGATTTCATTATAAATCGTGCCGCAAGAATAGGGTTTGCGTAGATCTTTTGATAAGTTATTCAAAAATGATCCAGAACGTCTAAAAAGCCCTTTAAAAAGCATTTATAGTGATTTTGCTTATTTTCTCAAAAACGAGGTGGAAAATGTGGAAAAGATTACTGAAAACTGGAAAATCAAGATTGTTTTGTCTATTATTTTTATTGTTACCATTATTTCATTCATCATATGCAGCGGAACCGGCGGAAATGGTAACGATGCCAAGAGTACAGTACAATCAATTAGTGACGACAATACGAATGTACGAAAACAAATCAACAATGCTCGAAATGAAATTGGAAACGCTACAACTGAACTCGACAGAGGCATTGAAAGCATTGATAGAAGCACAGAATCAATTAGCAGAAGTCAAAGCTACATTAGCGATAACGAAAAGATCATTGCAGAATGCAGAGATATCATTAGTGACAGCAAACGAGATTTTGAACAGGCAGAAGCTACAATTAGACAGATTGACGAAGCTAATAAATGACCTATCAGATGATGTAAGATTAGCTAAGCGTCAAAGAAACGCATGGGTGGCAATAGGTGTTCCCGTGTCTTTTCTTTTGGGCAGAATTCTAAATAAGTAGGGGTGATTATATGAGATGGTTTATATATGCACCGTTGCAATTACTCATTATGATAATCTGTTATATCACGAACCCTATTGTAGTATTGTTTGCCGACAAAGACGGGGAACTGCACGGTTTTTTAAGGAAGTGGCAGACATTTGATGATTCTTGTGACAGTGAGGACTGCGTAACAAAGTATGTCCCAAAATGGATACGGTATGATTTCTATAAATACTACCGGTCGGAGAAACAATACGATCCGAATTATGGACGGGTAATGAAAAAATCAATCAATATTGCACAATTATCCTTAATAGACAAATTAAAGCGATATTGCTGCCGTTTATTCTGGCTGTCAAGAAACTGCGCTTATGGTTTTGCACTGGACTGGTTCGGAGTGACAATCAATCCAGATGATGTTGTGATTATTGACAATTACAAAGTGGGAGAATCTGAAAGAAACGTACTTATTACACGTGATCTGAAATACTGGAAAATATATGATTCCATGCGGATTCCGAATACAAATTACAGATGGCGGATATATTTAGGGTGGAAGATTCATAACGTGCAAGGTATACATAGAGCAATGCTGGCACTCCGAATGTGGTTCTGTAAGATAAACTAAAATACGGGCGGGAAACCGCCCTTTTTTTTATTGTGATATAATTAATTATTTTGTTGTCGTCATATGTTAAAATCAAATCGTAGGAGAGAATTTTATGGCAACAAATAACTTTTCTTATGAAATTGGTGGTAAAAAGACAGAAATAATCGGTACTTATACTTGTAATTTGAGAGATGATGTTTGTGAAATTGGGAATTTAAAAATTAATTATGGTAAGGTAATCTGTGAACGGGGGAGCCTACTGCTTTATCGTGATGGGAAACTAATAGATCAGTGTTACATTCCTGGACTTTTTAAGTTAATAGATTCTCATGGCATAAAGAAGATATGGGGGTTAAAGGTGAGTTTCAAAACTGAAGAATTTGCTAAAAAATATGATGAGTGGCTTTCTAACTTAATTAATACCGGAACTACTTCTGAGGCGAAAGAATTTATTGCAAAGAAAAATGCCTCACAAAATGCAAGGCGCCACATCAGCTCTGTTAGTATTTAAGCATATTTCAGAAGATTATTTTTCCGCCCTTTCTTCCGCCCTTTTTTTATAAATCACGTGGTAAATGATAGTGAATGATGGTAAATGAAAATACATGTAATTCACTTTATCTCCTGATTTTACCGAAGTAAACAGTGATAGATAGTAAGCGATAGATTGAATATTAACATTACTTCCGATAACATTAAA